TACAAGGTCAAGGCCGCCAACCGACGCGCCGGCCGTGGCTTCACCGGCAACCTGATCATGCTCGACGAGCTGCGAGAGCATCAGAACTGGGAAGCCTGGGGCGCGATCACCAAGACCACGATGGCGCAGGCCGAGGCTCTCATCCTGGCGCTGTCGAACGCCGGCGACATGGCATCCATCGTCCTGAAGTACTTGCGAAAGATGGCACACGAGGCCATCGGGGACCCGGACGGCATCTGCGAAGAGATCGGCGCCTCTGGGCCTACGGCTCTGGACGTCGCGGACCTCACCGAAGACGAGGACTTCGACGAAGAGGACTTGGAAGAGTTCGAGCAGGACGAGGAAACCCTCTTTCTGGCCGAGTGGTCTGCCGCCCCAGGCTGCAACAAGCGCGACCGGGAGGGCTGGGCGCAAGCGAATCCCTCGCTGAACTGGAACCCCGGCTTCACCGAGCGGACCATCGCCTCTGCCTGCAAGACCGACCCTGAATGGGTCTTCCGTACCGAGGTGCTTTGCCAGTGGTCAGAGGGAACCCTAAGCGGGCCCTTCCCGCCGGGCTCTTGGGACAAGGGAAAGAACCCCGTCGAAGCGATGCCCGACGGCAGCCAGCAGGTGCCGGCCGAGCACCGAATCATTCCCGGCTCCGAGGTCTGGGCCGGGGTTGACCAGTCCCACGACCGCTCTATGACGTACGTGGCCTTCGGCGGCTACCGCGCCGACGGCCTGCCACAGATCGAAATCGCCACCGCGCGTCACGGCTCGGACTGGGTCAAGGGCTACCTGATGGACGACAAGCGCCGCGACAGGATCAAAGGCTTGGCAGGACAGTCCAAGGGCGCCCCGATCTCCCCCCTTCTGGTCAGCTTGGCCGAGGACGAAGAGTTCACCATTCCTGTCGTGGAGTGGTCAGGCAGCGACCTCACTGCGGGCTGGGCCGACGTGTTCGACTCCGTCCGCGATGAGAAGGTCCGCCACAACCCGCAGCCGGTCCTGGACACGGCAGCAGCTACGGCCGTCCTGAAGATCTTCAGCGGGGGAGCGGCCATCCCCGACCACCGGGCATCCCCGGCGGAAGTCGCGCCGCTCATGGCCTTCATCGCAGCCAAGTGGCTGATGAGCCGTAAGCAGGTCGAACCACCACCCCCGCCGCCTCCACCGGAAGCGGTCCGGTCCGAGGACATTGCCTCATACGCAGACGACGACGTTGCCCACATGGGCTTCTGACGAAAGGAGCTCAGAGTGACGGTTCCCGTACAGGAGCAGGGCTATTCCAACCCGGGCAGCTCATGGTGGACGGAGATAGGCAGCGAGGAAACGCCGGAGCTGCAGTGGCCCAGAAACATCGACGTCTACGACAGGATGCGCCGACAGGACGCTCAGGTCATCTCAGTGGTTCGAGCAGTCACGCTGCCGATCCGCCGCACGAAGTGGAGAATCGATCCCAATGGGGCCCGGCCCGAAGTCGCCCGCCAGGTGGCCGACGATCTGGGGCTCCCGCTGGTGGGCGATGAGAACGAACCGGTCATCAGGACTCGAGACCGGTTTTCGTGGCCGGAGCACCTTCGGCTCGCGCTGCTGATGCTGCCCTTCGGTCACTCGGTCTTTGAGCAGGTCTACCGGATCGACGAGGCGGGCATGGCCCGGCTCCGGAAGCTCGCGTGGCGCCCCCCGAAGACAATCTCCCGCATAGACGTTGCACCCGACGGCGGGCTAGTGGCTATCTACCAGCACGCCACCCCAGGGAACAATGACGGCAAGGACAACCGCATGGGAGTCGAGCGGCTGGCCGTGTACGTCAACGAGCGGGAAGGCGGTAACTGGCTGGGCCAGTCACTGCTTCGCCCGGCGTACAAGTACTGGCTGCTGAAGGACCGCATGCTCCGCGTCCAGGCACAGACGGTAGACCGCAACGGCATGGGTATCCCGATCTACAAAGCTTCGGAACTTCACGAGTCCGTGAGCGGTGCCGATCGCACCCAACGGGAAAAGGACGAAGTCGACGCCGGCCTCAAGCTGGCCAAGGGGCTCCGCTCCGGTGACAACGCCGGAGCTTCTCTCCCCAATGGCGCCGAGCTGGATGTGGTGGGAGTCAAGGGCACCCTGCCCGACGCGGACAAGCCCATCCGTTACTACGACGAGCAGATCGCCCGCGCGGTGCTGGCTCACTTCCTGAACCTCGGCACCGAGACCGGGTCGTGGGCGCTCGGCTCCACATTCGCCGACTTCTTCACCTTGTCCCTCCAGACGGTGGCCATGCAGATAGCGGACACCACCACACAGCACGTCATCGAGGATCTAGTCGACCTCAACTGGGGGCCGAATGAACCGGCCCCGCGGCTGGTCTTCGAAGAGATCGGATCGCGGCACCCGGCAACGGCTGACGCTATTCGGGCGCTTGTGGACTGCGGTGCCATCAAGGCCGACCAGAAGCTGGACGACCACCTCAGGACCGTGTACGGACTGCCCGGAGCGGACCCCGAGACAGCCCGCGAGCCCCAACCCAGACCAACCCCCGCAACGGAGACGAAATGAACCCGAACATGCTCAAGCCCTCCGCAGAGCGGGCGCCCTGGTTCCGGATGGAAACCGCGTCCGATGACCGCACGGCTGACGTCTACATCTACGACATGATCGACAGCTGGTGGGGTGTCGACGCAGCACAGTTCGTCCGTGAAATCGCCGCCTTGGACGTGGACACCATCAACCTCAGGGTCAACTCGCCCGGAGGCTCCGTCTACGACGGCGTGGCCATCATGAACGCTTTGCGCCGCCACAAGGCGACGGTGGTGGCAACGGTGGATGGGCTCGCCGCATCTGCCGCATCCTTCATCATCCAGGCCGCCGACGAGGTGGTCATGGGTCTGGGAACAGAGCTAATGATCCACGACGCGTGGTCCTTCGCGTGGGGCAATGCCGAAGCCATGGCGAAGGCCGCCACCGACCTCGACCGCATCTCCTCAACCATCGCAGGCATCTACTCCGAACGGGCAGGCGGCACGGTCGACGAATGGCGCGCCGCCATGAAAGCCGAAACCTGGTACAGCGCGGATGAAGCCGTAGCGGCCGGACTCGCCGACCGGGTGGACCGCAAGGACGCCAAACCGGATCCGGACGCAAGCAACCGATTTGACCTCTCGATTTTCGCCCACGCCGGACGTAGCAACGCGCCGGCCCCGACGGTCAACGCCAGTCACGAACGTCGCCCTGGCCTCAGCCTGGCAAACGATTCTGCGCTAACCACCGTCACCCAGCTGGTCAACAAGACCACCCAAAAACCTCCGGCCGAGCCGAAGGAAAATATCCAACCCCAAGAGAAAGGAACCGACACCATGTCGGAAGCACTGACACAGGGGCTCCGTGAGCGGCTCGGCATCCCCGCCGACTCGATCCTCGACGACGACGGGCTGCTGTCCGCCGTCGATGAGGCGCTCGCCGAGCAGGCAACCGCCCCCGCTGCAGCAGCAGCACCCGGAACTGTTGTTCTGGACGCCGCCCAGTATGAGGACCTGGTGGCCTCCGCTGCTGAGGGCCGCGCCGCCCGCCAGGAGCAGCTCGCCGCTAACCGCGCCGCGCTGGTCAACGCCGCCGTCGAGGACGGCCGGATCGCCCCCGCCCGCCGCGAGCACTGGGTAAACGCGCTCGCCGCCGACCCCGGCATGGCGGACACGCTGGCAGGCCTCCAGAAGGGCCTCGTGCCCGTCGCGGCTGCCGGATACACGGGCGGCGTGGACGAGTCCTCCGAGGACGAATCCCTCTACTCCAAGTTCTACGGAAAGGAAGGCTGATCATGGGTCAGCATGTCCAGAAGTTCAAGGACGGCGAGCCGGTAACCTTCACCGCCGCCGTCGACATCACGGGCGGCCAGCTGCTGGTCGTCACCGGCCCGCGAGCCGTGTCCCCGACGTCGGCCTCCACGGCCGCATGGATCGGCACCGCAGCCTTCGACGCCAAGGCAGGCGAGAAGGTCACCGTCCTGCCCGGAGGTCTCCAGAACCTCCAGGCATCGGGCGCCATCGCCGTCGGCGCCCGGGTCATCCCCGCCGCCGCCGGCAAAGTCGCCACCATCGGAGCGGGGGACGCCTCCCACGCCGTCGGCACCGCCATCACGGCCGGAACAGACGTTCCCGTCGAAGTCCTCATGGATCACTAAGGAGCCCTGATGTCTTTCACCTACCCCGCGCCGCCGGCCACAGTATCCGGCGGCACCATTCAGGAAATCCACCAGTTCCTGAGGACCCCCACCCTGCTCTCGCGGCGTCTGCGGACCCTGCTGGAGCAGCGCTACATCGCCGACACGCTGCTCACCGGCCGCTTCGAGGCCGTCGGCGGCGGCCTGTTTTACGAAACGGGCGAGCCGATCGTCACGAACGACAGCCCTGAGGCAGTCGCACCGGGCGCCAACTACCCGAAGACCACGGCCAGCGGAGGCGAACTCGCCTCGGCGAAGACCACCAAGTGGGGCCAGGACATCCCGGTCTTCGACGAAGCAATTGCCCGGCTGCGGATGAACCCGGTGGAGCGAGCCTTCACCAAGCTCGTCAACCAGTCCGTGCGATTCGTGGACTCCGCAGCCTTGAGCGTGATCGCGTCCAAGATCCTGCAGGAGTACGACGTAACCACGGGCCCCGGCGCCTGGGCCAACGGCAACGCCATCGTCGAGGGCGTCATGATCGCCAAGGCCAGGGTGACCGGCCTGGACGAGGGCTTCGACCCGAACGCCATCGTCCTGAAGGACGAGCAGTGGGCAAAGGCCGTCTCCCGCCTCAACGAAGCAGGCCTCCTGCCCCGCGAGAACGGAAACCCCATCCTCACCGGCGTCTGGCCGCAGGCCCTCGGTCTCACGTGGATGAGCAGCAACCACACGCCCACCGCCGACCCGATGCTGGTTGACACCACGCAGCTCGGCGGCATGGCCGACGAAAACCTCGGCGGCCCGGGCTACACCCGCGCCGGCGGCGTCGGCGTGGAAACAAAGGCCATCCGCGAGGAAAAGACCGACGGCTACCTCCTCCGCGCTCGCCGCGTGACGGTGCCCGTTGTGCTCGAACCCAAGGCGGGCATCATCATCAAGAACACGGGGCTCTGATCACATGGCACAGCGCACGCAGCACGTCGTCACGGCAAACCTGATCGTGGCCCAGACCAAGAGCGTCGAACGCTACTTCGACAAGGGCGCGGTCCTCACCGACGACGTCCCTACCGAAGAGAAAAAGCGTCTCGTCGGGCTGGGCCTCGTCGAGGTTCAGAAAATCGAGGTGGAGACCACGACTCCGTCGACGTCCACCACTGAGCAGCCCAAGGACCCGGCCAAGGAGCCGGGCCAGGACCCGGCAAAGTAGCGGAAGGGGGACGCCATGGCTGAGCCACTCGCCGCAGTGACGGATCTGGAGAAGGCATGGCGTGCCCTCTCGGCCGAGGAGAAGCCGCGGGCCGAGTACTACCTCGGCTTCGCCTCGCGTCTGATCCGCCGCCGCTGGAGCGACGTCGATGCCCGCCTGGCCGCTGGGGACCTCGCCGTAGAGGACGTCCAAGACGTCGTCGTGCACATGGTCCTCGGCATCATCGACGGGGCTCCGGTCCGCCGGGCCAAGTCCTGGTCGGAAACCCGGGGGCCGCTGTCTCAGTCCGTCACGCTGGAGAGCGGCAAGTCCGACCTCATCACGCTGGAGGACTGGATGGTGGAGGTATTCACCCCGTCACAGTCAGCCCACCCGGTGGGCTCGTTCCCTCCCTCCGGCCAGTATGAGCCGGTCTTCCACTGGAAGGAGGGGAGCTACTGATGGCCACGTTCTTCCGCAAGAGCTTCCTGCCGGACGAGTGGAATACGGACGTGATTGTGGTCCGTGCCGGTGGGCGCGATGGCAGGGGCAACCCCTTGCCGGGGCAGGAGATCCCGCTGAGCGGTTGCCAGATCACCCCGCGCTCCACGTCCGAACCCCAAGGCAGGTCCGACCTTGTGGACTCGTCAGCGGTCCTGATACGGGACGGCTTCACTTTCCTCCACACCGACCGGATCCGTGTGCCGGCCGGGAAGAGGATGGCGGGGGAGTGGTCAATCGACGGCCGCCCGGGCGAATGGCCGGGCAGCTTCGAAGTCGCACTCAAGAGGGCATGATGGTCGCGTCCAAAAACAACGGCTACAAGCCCCTCAACGGCGCACTTCGAGTCATCGGCCAATCTCCGAAGATGGGCGCCCTGGCGCTCGCCATCGGGGAGCGGCTGGCCGGGAACGCCAACGCCGTGGGCGACTCAACTTATGAGGCGCATGCGGCCAAGGTCACCTCCGGCTGGGCCAACGAGAAGCGTGCCGGTGCGGTAGTCCGGGAAGTGGTGCCGGACTGGCGCGACTGGCATGACGCCATCCTCGTGCGGGTGACCGCGGCGATGAAGGTTAGGGGGCGGAAATGATCGACGGCTTGGTGTTTCCGGATACCAAATCGGCGCTGCTTGACCTGATCGACGGGTTCACCCACGAGGGCGAAGCGGTCCGGGCGGTCACGTGGCTGCAGGCTGGCGACTACGGCGGCCCGGCGGGCCCATTCCCACTGGCGCACGTCCAAGGGAGACCGGGTGGTACCACGGGCTACGTGGACCGCGTGGACCGCCGTTTGATCGAGGTTTACGCGGAGGGAGAACTTGCCCTCAACGTCCTCGAATCCATCGTGGCGTCCATCTGCGGGACGGGCATAGAGACGCCTTCCGGATACCTGGACAAGGTTGAGGTCGACGAAAACCCGGAAGACGTCCCGTATCAGTCCGACACTCT